GGGGTCCACAAGATCCAGGATCAGTGCCATGTCTCAGTTCCTTCCTGGATCAGACGAACCGGAACAGGCCGGAGGTCGCGTTGGCGGCCACCACGGAGGTCTTGCCGGTGTAGGCCGGGACCTTCGCAGCGATGATCTTGCCGCGCCACATCATCGCGACCGGGGTGTTGGCGGCAGCCTGCGTTCCGCCGGCGGTGAGATCCACCGTCTGCAGCAGGAAGCCGTCCGGTACCTCAGCGGTGATGGCGGCGGCGTAGCGGCCGGAACCGGCGCGCTTCAGGGGGATGCCGCTCGGGATCGTCCCGGAGGCGAACTCCGTGATGGCGATCAGCGATGCAGCGTCCAAGGTCACGGAACTCGCGTCCCCCGTACCGACAGCGGAGCCCAGCCAGGACTGGTCTTCCGCCCCGTACGACTGGGAACGGATTCCAAGGTTCATGCCCATGTGGGCTCCTCCTTGTTAGGGACTGATTTATGCGGTCTTCTTGGTGGGGTCGTAGCCCGGACGCTTCGCCAGCTTGTCCTTGAACCGCTGCGCGCCGCGCGTCATGGCGTCTTCTCCACCGGCCGGGGGAGGGGTACCGCCCTTGGGGTCGCCCCCAGGAAGCCGTCCACCACCTGCACCGCCCTTCTTCGCACCGAAGAGATCGGGGTTGAGCGTCTTCTTCAGCTCCTTGACATCAGCTGCGATGTCTTCGGAACTGGCGCCCTCCGCCACGGTCACCATCGGAAGCACCCGCTTCAGCGCGTCGTCGTCACCGGTGAACCCGGCGGCTGCGAACGCAGTCCGAACCCGTGCCTCATGCAACTCCTTCGCAGCGTCTTTCCGAACCTTCTCGGCCTCGGTCCGCTCCTTGGCAGCCGCCTCCCGGTCCTTGTCCGCCTCGGACTTCTTCTTGTCCTCGGCCTCCTTGGACGCGGCAATGATGGCCTTCGCATCTTCGATCGAGACACCGAGAGATTCGGCGATCGCCTTTTCAGCAGCCGCCTTGCCTTCGGCCTTCTCTCTGGTAGCAATCCGGTTCAGATCGGCCTGCGTGAAGGTTTTATCCTCCGTGCCGCCTTTGCTCGGATCCGTACCGCCGCCAGCACCACCCTGTCCACCAGCCGGATCCCCAGCAGGCGGCTCGTTCGCCGGCACTGAGAACTTCCCGGACAGCGATCTCCGGACCAGGTAATCCGATCCGTTCGCGCTGATCTTCCGGCGTACGTTGGGCAGCTTCATGTGTCCTCCCAGACTTCATCCCGCGTAACTAGCGTCACGGGTGCCGCTATCAGTCCCGGTTAACCCCGGGTGGCATGAGGACATCTTGACACGTCCGGACTAGCTGTTGTGTCCGGACGCAGCAAAGCCCCGGACGTGGGACCGGTTAGGGTCCGAGAATCCGGGGCTGCTGGACGAGGTAGAAGCCTTACCAGTGCCGGCCGACACCGGCGGCGTGACGTTGCCAGAGCACTCGCTGGGACTACCCGAGTACCTACCCTGACCAAGCACATCCGCATCTGAGCCGCTGCTGCCCTTCGGCAGCCCTACCTCTTCGGCAGACTGTAGCTTGTCTATATCCGCCTACGCAAGCGGCTGGCCGTCCGGACCGAACAGCGTCGGGTCAGCGCCTGGGTTCGGCTGGCCCGGGATCGGTACGGCGGACGGATCCACCACGACCGGCTCAACCTCAGGCTCCGGCGGCTGCTCCAGCCCCAGGAAGTCGTACACCGGACCCTTCTCGCCGATCGCGTCAAACAGGTCGGCCGCACCCTGGAAGTCACGCTCCTGGATCCGGCGCACCTCCTCCAGCACGCGCTTGATCGGGATCCCGGCCTCCATCAGCATGGTGATCGCGGTCTCCAGGCTGATCGCCTTGGCGGTGTAGAGCTTGGTGACCTGCTCCACCGCGGACTGCTGGTCCTGCGGCAGGAACGAGCCAGGCACGAAGTCGCTGTCCACCCACTCGTCCGGCACGTCGATGTCCACGCCAGCTGCCTTGGCCGCCAGCGAGATGCGGTGGGCGAACTTCAGGATCAGCGGGTACTTCTCCGACCGGACCAGTCGCATGCTCTTGACCAGCTGATCCGTCGGGCCGAACGACAGCGCCAGTGCGACACCGGAGGGAACCTCCGAGGCCTTCACCCGTCCCTGCAGTGCCTCGGCCACCCGGCTGTTGACGCTCACCCGCTTCAGCAGGAACTCGATCAGCTCGATCAGGGCGGCCAGCGCCTTCGAGGTGTCCAGCACGTCAAGCTTGCCGTCGCCGGACTCCAGGATCTCGCCGGGCTCGTACGTCAGCTTGGCGCGGCCCTTCTCGTCCTTCTCGACCACACCGCCTTGCAGCGCGATAACCGGGTGACCGGTGGTGGCGCTGCTGGCCGCCAGGTCGGTGTCGGCCGACGCGATGTCATCCAGGATCTGCAGCACCGAGCTCAGCAGCGACCGGCCGAAGTGGTCCAGCTGCGCGAGGGTGTTCGGGACGTGCACCACCGGGATGAAGTCCAGCTGCAGATCACGCCGGTTGATCGGCCCATCAGCGTCTTCGGCATAGACCGCCGTACCGCCGGTCAGATCCTCCACGGTCTTGGCCTGGTCCAGCGTCCAGGTCGCATCGGTCATGTAGCAGGTGACCCGGCTGGGCTTGGTGTTCCACGGGTACAGCCGCGTGATGCCGCCGTCATCGTCCAGCGATTCGATGTCCAGCAACTCGGTGCCCTGCGGCAGATCGATCGCGTTGCCGACCGGGCCGAGCTCCCAGGTGATCCGCCGAAGCTTGGTCTGGTGCTCCTTGAGGTCGGGGTCCACCACCTCGTAGGCGATGTGAACCCGGCTCGGGAAGTCGTCTTCGTTGCCGTCACCCAGCACCGGAAAGTAGAACTGCGGGTCCCAGATCCGGACCCGGGCGCGTTCCTTGTCCGGCGACCAGCCCAGCGTGTAGACCGAGTCACCGATCCCGACGGCCAGACCCTCGTTCTCCTGGATCTTGGCCACCAGCCGCTCAGCCTTGGCCCAGTCGCGCAGCCAGTCCTGCATGGCCAGCGCAACCTCAGCCTCGGCCCGCGCCTCGGGGTCGTCCACCGTCGTACCGCCGGGGCCGTCCGGCCCTTCCTCCAGCGCCATCTCTTCGGCGCCTTCGGTGATGATCTGGGGATCTTCGCCCAGCAGCGCACCGACCACGGTGGCGACCAGCATGGCCGCGTCGCCATACTCGCGCCGGTCATCGATCCGGTCCCGGCTCTCGGTGATCATGAACTCGCGCGCGGCGTTGTCCAGGTAGGCGCGCAGGATGGCGTAGGCCATCATCCGGCGGCTGTTCTCCGGACCCACCCAGTCAGGCACGTGGAAGCCGTGACCGGCTCCGACCGACCGCCGGCGGGATCCGAACTGCCGCTTGAAGCTCAGCGGGCTGTATGCGTCGCTGATCGTCTGATCAAGGTCATGCAGTCGCATACTGGCTCCTGGTCAGTCGATTCTGGTGTGCTGATCGTAGCTTCGGACCGACGCTTATCAGCGCCGTCCGGACAGACGGTTGTCCTTGTACTCGGACTTCTCGCTCATCACCCGCAGGCCCAGGAACAGCCTGCTGGCTCCCCACACCACCGCGTCCAGCCGGTTCGGGCTGAGCTCTCCGGGCTGGCCGGTGAAGGTGGTGGCCTCTTCCTCGAAGTCGCCGTGCCGCTCTCCCACCATCCGGATCCGGTACGGCATGCCCTCGGTCTCCAGCACGTCGTCCTTCTCAAACAACGCGGCCACCGGCCGGGCACGGGTGATCTTGCCGTCGGAGGCCCAGACCTCCTGGACGTTGGCGTACCGGTCCACCCCGAGCAGCGCCGACTTCACCCACTTGCCGCCGTGGTTGCGCTCAACCACTATCTCGTCACAGTTCATCTCACCGGCCAGCTGGATGGTCTTCTTTGCCATGTCGTGGGGGCTGGCCCGCCAGCCGTCGGTCCACTCGATGTAGCCCACGCCGTCCATGCCCCGCGACACCACCGCAACGCCGTACTCGTCGCCCTTGCCGTCCTCGTTGCCGTCCGACGGGTCCACCGCCAGCACGCGCTGAGAGACCTGCACCTCCTCGCGGAACCAATCCTTGCTGACGCGGCCGCCGTCGAAGTCGGACTGCTTCCACAGCGCGCCCTCGATCGCGTCGATCGCGTCCCAGTCGCCATGCTCCATCGCCTTCAGCAAGGCCTTGTTCGAGCCGGCCAGCGCTCGCAGGCGTGAGCGGTAACCAGGGTCGCGCGCCAGCAGGATCGGGTTGTCCTCGATCGTGGCCGGCACGAACACCCGGCTGTTGGGCTCGGGGTTCTCCAGTGAAGGCTTCGGCGTCCAGACCTCGAAGGGCAGCGGGATCTCACTGCCTACGTAGTCGTCCGGCTTCGGCTTGACCCAACGCCGCTTCACCCAGACGTGGCCTTTACCGCCGGGGTTCGCCGTACCGGCCAGGTGCGGCCGGATGCCCGGCCCCGGTGCGCGCAGACGGCCGATCATGTAGTCCACCTGGCTGGCCAGGAACTCGGTGATCTCCTCGAAGCCGATGAAGCCGTACTCCGTGCCCTGGTGGTCCAGCACGGTGTCCTCGTACTGCAGTGACGCCATTTCCAGCACAGACCCGTTCGGAAATGTCCAGGTGTGTGAGTTCGCGTTGTACTTGCCGCCGTGCTTGGGGTAGATCGTCTTCGACCGCGGGATCAGCGTCCGCTCCAGCGACGGGAACACCCGCCGGAAGAGAGCGCCGCGGTTGAACGGGTGTGCCAGCATCTGGTCCAGCGCGTAGTGCAGCAGCCATTCGGTCTTGCCGCCGCCGGCCGCGCCGCCGTACAGAGTCTCGGTCGCGCGCGTCGCCAGGCTGGTGGCCAGCTGCTGCTTCTCCTGTGGGATCCACTCGTCGTCTTCCTCGGAGCGGAGCTTGTACAGCAGCTCGGTGACCTCGTGCAGCTCCTCATCGGACATCAGAGCAATGTCGGCGTCGCTCGGCAGCCAGATGTCGGAGGTCATAGGAAAAGCATAGAGCCCCGGCCGCCCAGACCGGGGCCCTTGCACGCCGTACCCTCTGCGGGATCCAGCCTACGACACCGCAGGCCAGTTCCCGAAGTCCATGTGCTTGCGCAGCTGCGTGTCCATGTCGGCGGCCAGCTGCCCGTGGATGTAGGCCAGCTTCTCCTCGTTCTCCATGTCCTCGCCGGTACCGAGGTAGATGGCGCGGGCAACGTTCATCCGGTAGACGACTGCCGCAGCATGCAGGGTCTCGTGGTGGATCACCTCGGTGGACAGATGGTCAGCCGAGAGACGAACGATCCCCGCCAGGCCGTTGGCCGGCCAGACCGGACCCTGGTCCTTGCCGTCCGCGTCAACCAGCCACCGCTCAGGCGTCTGCTGGACGCAGCCGACGGCCTGGGCGTACTCAGCCACCGGCTGCCAGGCATAACGGGCAGCCGCGCGCCGAAGCAGCTCCACATCGTCGTAGACCTTGACCTGGAGCCAGCGGCAGGGCGCTACGTAATCAGTCTCGATCTTCCAGCTTTTCAGGATCATCCTGTCTCCTCCATCCCAGGTCCCGCCGCCAGTCTCGCGTCCTGGCGGCCTCCCAGCGCTCTCCGAGGTACCACCACGGCGGGTCTGTCGGGTAGCCCTGGCGCGCTTCGTACCGACGCCTCAGCCGTTCCCACAGACCCGGACCGCGGTGGTTCCCGTTCATCTGTACAGCGTCTGAGTCGAGATCTTGACGCGCAGGAAGTACTTCTCCTTGATCCCCGGCGAGATGCAGTGAACGTACTCTGGGTTGTGGTTCGGCCACGAACGCGAGTCCGTGAACCCATCCAGGTACGCCTTCTGCACCGCAGCCTTGAACTCGTCGTTGGTGTAGGTCGGCTCCTCCGGCGAGAACGGCATCAGAAGCCGCCGACTGCGTTGACCCGGTCGATCTCGGCCTGGATGTAGTACCGGGCCTTCTCCAGATCCTTCAGGTACGGCTCATCCGGCTTCTTGCCGGCCCGGCAGATGTACTTCAACGCACTGCCGAGCTCGAACCCCAGACCCCAAGCCTGCACCACCTTGATGGCCTCGTACGTCGTATCGCCGCCGTAGTGAGCCGGGTGCTCAACCGCTTCGGAGAACTGGTTGCGGCTGAGCTCCGGCAGGCGAGTCTGGGTCAAACGGTCCAGCGACTCTGCGGTGAGGTCGTTGTCCTTCTTGCTACTGGTGTCGGTGGTCATGAAGTGATTCTCCCGGTTACGGCGCGACGCGCCCGTTGTTGTTGAACGCTTCCCATGTGACAGGCATCTTTGCCTCCCACAAGCTTTCCATCTTCTCGGCAACCTCCTCGATCTCGGCCTGCGGATAGGACGGGAACGTTGCACCGTCGCCCTTTGTCCGCAAGCTCAGGAAAGACATGAGGCTGCGAGCGTTGCAGGTGACAATCATCTGGCTGAAGATGCCGACCGGGAGGACCATCCGCGCCACCTCCTTGGCAATCCCCTTCGCCAGCATGTGCCGGTACTCGTCCCAAGCCACCAGGTAGGACTTCACCATGGACTCGTGCATGTCGGCCCACTGGTTGCCCACGCCCTGCTCAAACGAGTAATGCCCTGGCTTCCCCGTCTGCACCAGCGGCCGTACGCTACCTGGGATGTAGAACTCCGGCAGCAGCTCGGTGTACCGGCCGGACATCTCGTTGTAGGAGAACCCGATCCGATGCCGGTGGAACTCCCGGAAGACGAAGATCGGCGCCTTGACGTAGAACTTAAAGGCGTTGTGTTCGAACGGCGTACCGTGCCGATTCTTCATCAGGAAGTTGATCAGGCCGGCGTCACCGTCCCTCTTCTCCACGCTGTAGAAGTCGGCGGACTTCGTGGTGCTGATGCGTGCGGCGTCAGCAACGCTGCGGTCATCTCCCATGCTGTCCAGCAGTTCCACGGTCATGTATTCGTGGAACACAGGCTCACTCATCATCTGATTTCTTTCGGTTGGCGAATTTGCTTTCCCGGAGCGTTCCTCCAGCGCGCAGCAAGGACTCACGCGTGCTGCTGACGGGGAAACCCAGCCGCTCGGCCGTGGCCTTCATCGACAGCCCCGACTCGTACACCCGGCGGATCTCCTGCTCCTGCTCAGGCGTGTGCTTGCGCCGTCCGCCGTCAGGATGCATCGGCACGCCGCGATCAGCCAGCAACTCACGGACCCGCGGTACGCCGACCTTGAAGGTATCCCGCAGGTAGTACAGGCCCTTGCCGGACTTGTACAGAGCCACGATCTGGTCCTTGTCGGCGTCCGTCAGCACCACCGACTTGGACAGGATCGCCGCGTCCTTGCGGCTGCGCAGCGAACCGCCAGCGCGCAGGATCGCCTTGCGGATGGTGCCGACGGCAACGAAGTACTTCGCCGCCAGCTCAGGGCAGGTGGCTCCGCCGTCGTACAGCTTGCGGGCTTCCTGATCCTGCTCCGGAGTGAGCGCCGGCTGCACGTACTTGCGCTCGGTCGGTGCCTTCGGTGCAGCTGCGGGCTTCGGCTCCTTGGCCTTCTTGCCCGTCGTACCGCGCCAGACCTCGGGACGCTCCTCGCCTCCGTTGGCCACATAGTTGGCCCGGATCGCGTCCCAGTCCAGGCCACTCTGTCTGCCCATCACCACCTCCCGAGCAAGGCAGGCAACGAGACCAGCAGCACGATCAGCGCCATGATCCCCAACGCAATCAGCAGCTGCTTGCCGGTCGGACCGGGCACAGGCGCCTGGTCCTCAACGGGGATACCGCCTTCGTCCTCGCTCTCGCCGTTGAAGGACGCGGCCACCTTGTCATTTGACACTAGAAACTCCCCCAAACGTTCATCAGACTGAGGACTCCAGACCACCAGCCGACCGCGAGGCCGGCTAGCGCCATATTCGTCAGTTGCCTTCCGTATCTGTGAGGCTCCATACCTCTCAGGATGCGATTCACACTGAGACTATAGGAATCCTATAGCTAATCGTCAAGAGCTGATCGAGGCGCCGCAGCGCTGGCACAAGAACTCCGGCTCCGCCCGGCACATGTCTGTGATCTCGATCAGCACCTCATGCCGGCGCATCACTCCTCCGGCCCAGGACACCCTGGAACCGGGCACAGCGCCCCGTCGGCGTCCTTCTGGTAGCAGTTCTTGCACGGCTTGATGGACGTGCCCTTGTCGCCCAAGTGGATCGCCTGGCCGCCGACGTACGCACCGCACAGGGCGCGATCAGGGTCGCAGCAGACGACATGATCCACTTCACCCGGCTTGATGAATCCGAGAATGCTCATCAGCAGCACCCCACCGCAACCCAGCCGCCATCCGTACGGGACATCCGGATCGGGTCGCCGGCGCTGAAGGGCTCACCGCATCCGGCGCACCTGCCCGGCCACATCGCCCAGGTATGTCCTGGCGGCGGACTCCCGAGCGCCATCACCTGATCCCAGGTCAGCGGTCCGGTCTGCTGCGCATCCTCGGCCGCCAGCTTCTTGTCCAGGCCGCTGCAGATAGAGCAGCCGGTGAGCTCGTGCAGGTCGCATGGGGCCGTGCTCGGCGTGGTCATCGCGAATCACCCGACCACTCGGCCAGCAAGCTTCCTTCCTTGCTCCACTCCTGGTGCCAACGTCCCGCGTGGCCCTTCGGCAGCTGGCACTCACAGTCAAAGGTGCCGTCCTGGTTCTCCAGGTCCGTGGCACCACAGATCTCCCAGGGCTTACGACCATCCCGGTATGCCCTGTACATGATGAAAAACCGGAGATCCTGATCCGTCTCGGCGAACAGGTTCTCCGCAGAGGCCCGGGACTCGATCAGCGTCTGGTAGCAGTCCAGCTCTCTCTGCTGCTCGCGGCCCAGCTCAACCTCGGCCATCGATTCCCGCCTTCCGCATCACGTTGCGCCGGCGCTCCTCGGCCGCGTCCAGGATCTGCGCGGCCCGCATCAGCACCAGCTGGTCCTCTTCGGTCTCCAGCTTCCGTACCTGCTCCTCGGCATACGTCAGGCGCTCAGCGCGGTTCTGCCACTCGCCGAAGTTGCTCCAGGTCCGGTGCCGGCTCAGGACATGCCCGATGCGGCTCTCGAAGTCCTCGCGACCTTCCAGCGGCGGCAGCTCAGGACTCGCCCCGTCCGGCCGCAGGCAGGTGCGCGGTTCGCTCGGCTGGTCCTTCTCCGCCTGCTCAGCGGCAGCTTCTCCCCAGGCCATCACTGCACCTCTTCCTTGATGGTGGCTGTGATCTGATCTTCGTCAGCAGTGATCATGTACTCGTCGTCGAACTCGGCACGGCGACCGCTGACCTCCTCAAACTTCCGGTCAGCGAAGGTAAGAAGATCGCAGAGGTCGCGACGCGTAGCGGGATTCGGAACCGACACCTCGTTCACTGTAAAGCTCCGCTTGCGGCCGGTGACGTTCGTCATCAGTACTCTCCCGTCTCAAGCAACTTGCGTCCAGCGTCGGTCAGCTCCAGCCGATCAGCCTCAGTGTTAGCCCGGATGAATCGGTACTTCTCGTGCCAGAACTGCATCGCCCGTGTCGCACCGCCCAGCGATGACCCCTCGAACCCGTCCAAGGGCCGTTTGCCGTCGGCAACGTTCTGCAGGATCTGCCGGTGCGTGTCAGCCAGCTTCCGCGATTCGCGCTTGCTGGCAGCAACCATCGTCTCGGGTTCTGAGAAGACCGCGCCGAT